TGTCGTAAACCAAGATTGCGTTATTAATAGTTCGCTCAGTAAAGTCATCAGTTATTGTTCCAGCAGACAAAATATATTCATATCGATGAATTTCCGCAGGTGCAGTCTCAAAGTTTTCACCAGGAATTCCATTGAGTTTGTTGTTATATATCATGCGTTGTACTGGATTTGAAATAACCTGCGGTTTAACACCGTCAAAAACGGTAACTCCATCTTCTGTAAGGGAGAAACGTAAATCTTCTTTTGCTGCTATTGAATAAGGAGAAGATGGCCCTAGATTTGTAGATAAGTCGAAAAGATTTACACCGTCGTACTTAAACATTGTACGTGCGTTTTTACAGGCAATCAGCCTGTTGTTTTGTTTATAAATTGCGGATAACTTTCCTGCACCTGGGATTAAAACCGAAGAACTGTCAGTTGTCCAGTCTGTTGGTGTTCCTGTGGTACTCCAAAAAACATTACTTGCAGTACCTGTGGCAAATATGCGTTGATTAAACTCCGCAAAACTTGCGGCAATTGGCGCATTGGTAGTACTACCAAAACTTGTTCCGTTAGTTGTGTGTCTTGTAAAATCAACGCCATTTCCTACTATCAACGTGTTTTCCAAAACTGCATATCCAATGTGCGATGGATTAGTAAAAGTTCCCCCACCTGAAATTACCCAGTTTCCAGTTCCTTGAATCCTGTGGTACAAAATACTTCCAGACATGCGATACAGAAAAAAGGTAGTTCCGTCGTTTTTCTTCCATGAAAAAAGAGTATTTACTTGAGCATTATCTGGATTGTTACCATCTACTATATAACCAGGCCGTTTTGCTTTACCACCAAAAAAGTCATTAGTAACATTTATGGCACGTGTAAGCTCTCCTTGTCTGTGTGAAAAAGGGTTTAACTTCAGGTTAAGGCCTGAAATATTAAAGACATCAAGTTGCGCCATAGTTTAGAAAAATACGTCCCAATCATCAGGGGTAAGTGGTGAACTAAATTCGATATAAGTAGGACCAGTTTTATTACGTGGTGTGATTTGTTGAATAAAACGAGAAAGGTCTGCTTCTGCCAGTGACATTTCCTGCTCATATTCTGCTGGTTTACCATCTTTTCTGTATGCTTGAGCTAAAACGTAATGTTCAAAAGATTTTGTATATCCTCGCATTGAGTAGGGAAGTTCGTCTGAGTCATTAGTTAAAATGGTTCCAATACTATAAAAAGCAATTCTAGCTGTACCACTTGCATCAGACGGTTTTCTTCCTAAGATGTTATCTCCTTGCATATAGAAAAAAGGCATTTCGGCTACAAAGCTTTGGTTAGGAAAATACTCCGTTTGCTCCATTTTTGTAGCTTGGTAAAAGTCGATTCCGTTTGACGTGAACCAAACCCGTCTTACCTGTTTAAAGTCACTTCTGGTAATGGTTCCTAATTCTGCAGTTCCACTAAATGCAAGATCAAACGTTCCAATACAATAATCCTCGTTTACTTCTATTGCAGCATTAGTCATGTGTTCCCGCCACTCATTAATCCAGTCATTTATTGTTTCATCACTTCTAATATAACTAGAACTAAAAAGTTTCTCTTTTACCCGATCACGCATTCTCCCTCGTGTATAAAATGGTAATCCATTAGGGAGTATCCAATCGCTCCAAGAAGATAAATCTCCTGTTGCTGAGTTTCTAAATCTCGTTTTATACGCATCAGTTGAAGTTCCAGAACTGTAATCAAAAATAGTACTTGGAGAATCCACCTGTAGCGTTACCGTTCCATCAGTAATAACACCAACAGTTCCTGCAACGTTTGTGCCTCCTGTTGCTACACCAAAAACAACTTGATTGTATTTAACACCATACAGCGGCGTATCAATCGGGTGTTCAAATGAAGTATTAGCAGTAAAAGTACCTAAAGTGCCACTTGGATTAGAAGAAGAAAGTAGCCGAATTTCCGCCAATTCTTGACCTGTGTTACCAATCTGTACTGCCCAGTTGGCAGAGAATCCTGAAAGGTTATACACCGTGAGTGTACCAACGTTTGCTGCATGATCTTTGGCAAGTGCTGTTACTGGAACCCAATCTTCATTTGCAAGAGAATTACGAACAGAAATAATTTGGCTCATTGATTTAAATTACTACATCTAAAAATGGTTGTCTATTAGCTGCTCCTTCGGAGGTAAAAATAGTCATTCCATTCACGTTATCTCCTGCTGAAGGATTGTTGTCAATGTCCCGCTCCATGCGAAGTCCTAAGAAGGTATGTCCTCCTGGGTTAATTGGACTAACTGAATTCATTTCAAAATAGCCATACACAGTTCCTGTAAAGTCATTCGCCGCTCCTGCTCCTTTTCTGGTTGCTAGATCAGTTGCAGCAAATTTACTGTAGTCAGCAGTCCCAAGAGCCGTTGCACTTGCTGGTGTTCCTGCAACCAGACCCACATTACCATCATTTGTTGCTGATGGTTTCAAAAAGACATGTGCGCCACGAATCAGAGTAGGAGTTAAAGTACTTGTATTAAAAGGGAGAGAAATTCTATTAATGGTAATAACATCAGTTGGCGGGAAGCGTTGAATGTCAGTTAATACTTGTGCGGTTCCATGAGTTCCTGAAACCCCAGAACTATTAGCAGCATTACGAACGTTAGCAAAACTAGAAGTTATTGAACCATTAGTGCAGTGACCATCACCTGCAGAGCAATAGAAACGTTGCGTTTGGCCATAGTCACTAAATGGAACTACTGTACCAAAACTTGCAGTTCCTACCGTTAAATGATTTCCATTTCCTGAATAGTCTTGTGTATCTGTTCCCAATGGCCAATAGCCAACCAAGCCTCCTCCTGATGGACTATCATTTCGCATATCAAGTAACACTTCAGCTGCAGTTTTTGCTCTATTCCAGATCTTCACTTCTGAAAAGATACCTGGCAGTCTAGTAGTTCCACTAGTGTTTCTCCCTATGAAAAACGCACTAGCACTGTCACCAATAGTACTGGGCATAGTAGTACTAGTTCCTACTGCCACTGCATTAAGATAAGTTATTGCAGTACCTTGGTTATACGTCATTACATAGTGGTGAAATACACGACTATTGTATTCAGCTCCGCCAAAAGTAACTGCAGCCGAACCGACAGTTGATGAGTCTTTACGAAAAATAGTTTCTATCTGTGAAACACCTATTATGTTTCTGACATTTATTTCATAGCCTCCATTAGCATCAAGTTTAGAAAGAACACAAAATTGCTTGGTTGAAGTAGCGTCTAGAGTTCCTCTTAACCACAACTCCGCAGTAAAACCATTTCCAGTATCGAGTCCAGTTTGGGCAGCATCGGTAATTGATAGTCCATTGTTTGAACCATCAAAAGAACTAGCTCCTCCTGTTGTTGGAAGTGTTCCAGGAACAGAGTTAACAACACTTACACGAGATCTACCACCAGTCGTTGAAGAAAAGATACCAACCTGATAGCCTTCTTTTCGTTCGGAAAGCCTAGGACTTTGGTGAAAACCTTGCTGTGGAGATGGTTTTGGTGAAAAGACAGACATTCATCGGGTATACCAAATGTCAAATATAACATTCACTGTTGCACTTTGGGTTCCGTCTGCGTTAAAAACTACACTTTGAGAACCAGTAAAAGAAACTTCGCTGCCAACAACATATGTTCCAGCTTCAGTTTGACTTCCGCTATTGAATTGAGTGTAACCATCTTGTTTAATACTAAGTGTGCCAAAACCTGTAGCAGTTAAGTCAGGAATCTTAACTCCTATTTGTTTTGTCATTCCTTCTAAGAACATGGGGACTGTACCTGCGGCAGCTGGAGTAGTAACAGCAATTGTGCCTGTAAAGCGTTCTATGTTAAAGGTATTTTCAGCCATTAACTAATAATGGCGTTATTCTTTTTTGTTGTCAATGGGAAGCAAGTCATTTTGGAGAGCTTCGAGCATTGGCCGCCAATATTTGATATATATTTTGTCTAAATCAAAGTTATCTAAGATATGTTGCCTACAATCTTTGGCGATAGTTCCATCGTCTTTTGTAAGCATCTCAAATATTTTTTCCATTTGAGTGTAAAGTGACTGCATGTCAGGCACAGCCCAATAACCAAACTGCGCGGAATACTCATATTTTTGCACGTCTACTAACAAACCAGTCTTGCCGTCGACAATAAGTTCAGGCATAGCGGAGAAGTTAGTAACAATTACAGGTATTCCACATGCTTGGGCTTCAATACTTGATAGTCCAAACCCTTCTGTACGTGAAGGTTGTAACAAACAATCAAATACATTCATTACCTGGTTAATAACTGAATGATCAGAATGGATAGCAACGTTGTAGTTATCAGGTAAAAATACTTTGTCACCTATTCCAATCTCGTTTGCATAACGCTTAATAGGAAATGCGCCAATTGGGTTCTCAAAAGTGTGAATATATAATCCTGCATTTGGGTGTTTATCAGCAAACAGTTTAAATGCATCTAATGCTTCTTGGAAACCTTTTCTTGTTGGAATTTCTTTATTTGCACCAACCATACCAAACAAAAACATGTCTTGTGGTATTTTCATCTTTTCGCGTATCTCCTTTTTGTTCATCGGATAAAAAATATCAGTTTTAACGCCCTCTGGAATCATAGTTGAGCTATATCCTTTATCAGCTAGCCCCTTTCTGCCAAATTCAGCAAAGGTGAGAATTTTATAAGCGTAGTTAAGTTGCTGCGTTACAAATGGTTCAGCAGGAGAGTAGTGAACTGGAGTGTAGGGAATCCATACAGGAATTTGTGCAAGGTATGAAGAGTTTAACGTTGGTGTATCTTGCATAGTAAAATGAACGTGTGCTCCCCAATCTTTCCCGTGAAGATAGAGTGCATCACCTCCGTATGCTTCACTCATTTTTGGATAACAGCGGATTCCTTCCCAATCTAAAAGACCGCTCTCTAGTCCTGCAAAAGCAACACAGGCAAGTGGCCAACCGTCGTTACGCATTAAACGCAGAATCTCACGGGTAAATACACCATAGCCACTATTTACCCATGGCGCATTGCTGCACCATAAAATACGCATATCCCTTCTTGCCTTAGCAAGTTTTTCTCTCCTGCGTGCTACTTTCTGTTTATGTTCTTTTTTCTTCTTTTTTGTCATCTGATATAAGCCAATCTATGTATTTTGCTACCTTTTCGTTAAACATGATGCGATATTTACCTTTCATTGGGTTATTTCCCCCTGCGAAATGAACAATAACTATCTCTTTGTCTTCTTGATCAGGCCAAACACCATTTTTAGGTAAAATCAGTTTGTGTGTCGTAGAATCAACTCTGGGCTCTAGCTTCATTTCAGGCTCCCATTTCTTTGATATAAGGCCGTGCCATTTAGGACCATCATCTAAAAATCTAACGTTATAATCACCAAAAAAAACAATGATGTTTAGTAAGTCTTGTTCACGCATTTGGTAATGGGGAAACATTGGCCCATGGCACAATCTGTTCCAGTGATCAACCAACTTTTTATTCTTCATTACTACAAAGCCACAATTAACGTAACTAAGAGGATCTATATCCCAGACCTGAACTACATAATCTTTCATGTCTTTCGAGTTACTGTTTTGTACGACGGCTACGTCAAAGTCTCCTTCCCAGGTATGGCTTAATGGTCCAAAGATGATTTGATCAGCATCAAGTTTGATTACCGTTTCATATTCTTTCAAAAGCTGTGCTGCTATTTTTGGCGTTGCACGATAATAGAAGTCAGGATCATTTTGAGCCTGCACTTGCTCTTCGTTGATAACCATGAGTGGCAGTTCTTCTTCTGTGTGAAATTTACGCAAAGAGTTTATAAGTCTTCTTGCAAATTCGATATTCTTATTGTCTGCGATTGTAAATGCTACTACTTTCTTCATATATATTTTTCTACAAATTTATTAATATCTAAAAAATCATCTTTTCTTTCTTGAATTTCTATCGAATGCCAATTCCACCATTTTATTTTTAGTAGTTTTTCAACAGTTTCAGCATCAAATCTAATCCTTATTACTTTTGCTGGATTACCAACTACCACCGCATAAGGTGGGATATTGCCTTTTACTACTGCGTGCGCGCCGATAATTGCGCCATCTCCTATTTCAGTTCCAGACATAATAACAGCATTTTGACCAATCCAAACATCATTACCTATTTGATAGTCTCCCATTCTCTCTGATTTCTCGCCATCAAAGAGCATATTTGTAGGATAGTTAGCTACATAATTTGGAAACCGTATACAAGGGTGGTTTCTAATATCTAGAAATTTAACGCCTTCTGCAATTTGGCAATACTTGCCAATTTTAATATATGGCTTTTCTCCTAGTCTTTCGTCAGAACCATCCATAAAGTAAGTATTTTTACCAATCTCGGCCATTAGTCTGTCTTTTTACCTTTAGTTAATTTTTTAAGTTTCGACTCAGCTAACTTCAAAAACTTTCTAGTATCTGATAGTTGATTTTGGGCTTTAGCAATCTCAGAATAAGCCGCCATTTTCTTATCTTCTGGAACTTTCCTAAGCAATTCCTCGTTAATCTCAACAAACATCTCATTATGAGCTAATTCAGTTTTCCATCTATTAATAATTTCAATTAATACTTCTTCGTCGGTTAGTATTTTGCCGTAAATACTCACTGCTTCCTCCTTGCAACAAGCAGTGTCGCATCGTTTTTAACAGGTTTTACTTCAAAGCCGTTGTTTTTAAAGCCTTCCACTATTTGATTTGGCTTTCTGCCTGCCCAAGAATGTACTTCAGTTAGGACCATATCTATTTTGTGCGCCACTCGTTCAAAGCCAGTACCACAAATTACTTCAAATTCTGAGCCTTCGACATCAAGCTTCATAAAGTCAACGTGCTCGATTTTGTTTTCCTCAAATAGTTTATCAAGGGTAATCATAGAAACTTGTTCTTTACCCCAACCCTCCTGCCAACCAGCTGGTTTAGCTGAGTTCATGGTTTTGTTTGTAGGATTACTAAAAAAATCTACCGTTTTATTTTCATTTCCTACAGCTACTTGGACTGCTTCTACGTTAACAAGCTCATTTGCAACAATATTTTGTTGAAGTGACAAGAAATGTTCGGTTGAAGGCTCAATTGCATAGATCTTTTTTGCGTATGGGTGTGCATAAATACTAAAGATTCCTACATGCGCACCAATATCTAAAATAGTTAAATCACGCCTACCTTCAAGGAAAGGGGAATAAACACGGTCTTTGTAGATTTCAGCCATGATGTGTCCCAAGAAGTTTTGTTCTATGGAACCTGAAAAGAAGATAGCTCGTTGTTTAATCTGCTGTACACTTGGTTGCATCTGTACTGCTAAGAGTAGATACTGGGAAAAAAGAAGTCAATATATTGAATATTTAGCTATTCAAATGTATACTCATCGGCTTTATCTTTTAGCCAGGGGAAAAACACTAATGCTTCTTCTTTTGAGAGTTTAGCTCCCCAGCTTCTAATATACTGAGCATCTCTTTTTTCATCTCCAGCTAGAGGCTCACGAGTAACAATTATGTCGCTACCGATATTTATTTGATTCGCTTTAGCGACTCCAATATAAGCACACCAACCATAATCATGTTCTACTGCTACGATACCCACACTGTCACGTCCTGACCTCCATTCAACACCAAGTATTTTGTTTTTCATATTAACTCCACATAGCTTTAACTGGATCAAGGCCTAATTCTTTGTCTATTAACATTGCTAGTTTTTCTAGTTTCTCGAATGTTTCTACAAAATCCTTTTCAGTTGCATGTATTATTGGAAAATGATGTCCCAGATGTAAAGAATTAGACTGAAGTTCTGCTGCTAGTTTACCAATCTCTTTCCTTTTCCATTGTTCTGGTATTTCTAATTCATAGAAGTGATCAGAAGCACCGTTAAACCAAATATCGTATCCCCAGTCTTTTCTTAACTTTGGCACATTTTCTTTAACGCGCTCTATCTCATCACGCATATGCGCCCAGTGTTTTGCAAACAAAATAAGATTATAAATAAAACCTTTGCCAAACTCTGAGTCTGTTTCTTTAGCTGTTCTTTTCTTCATAAAAATTGGAGGGCAAGAATAAACAAGAGGGCAGATCGTATTTCTACAAATCTGCCCAATTGTACCACCTTTCTCGTGGATTTTCAACTTAAGCTTAAACTGGTGTCAAAGCTGCAGTACCAACTGCAATTCCATAGTCACGAACTGCTGCAGAAGTACCAGATGCTACAGGGGATTTAAACACTGTAGGATCAGTACCAGCTTGAGTTACATTGACATAGGTGTTGCTTCTCAACAGCCAAGGATTCAAGGTAGTAACTGAACCAGTAACCGCAGATGCTACTAATGTACCACTGTTGCGATTAATAAACTTGCTGTTTTCTACTAATACATATTCAACCGCTCCAGTTCCTGCAATGAAGAATTGATTACCAACTGCTTCTGCATTAACTATAAAGGTACAGTCGTTAAATCGTGGACGAGTGACACTGTTAGCAACTTTAGTTGCACCAATACCAACTGAATTTCCAAACCAAACATTGTCTGCTCGGAAACCGTTACCACCAACAATAGCAACTGTTCCAGTGGAAGCAGCAGCTGCAACGTTAGTTTCGATTACAGAATCGTGTATATAAACGTTTGGTGCTGCAAAGTTTGCAATAGCTTGGATAGTTCCATCAGCACTTGTTCCATGAGTTCCTAAAAATCTAAAACCTGCAATCTCGGTTGCTGAACCAGTAACGTTTAATACGTTATTAGTGCTTGCGGCAACACCAAGACCAGTGGTTCCAAATCCACGAATAGTATTTTCATATCCGTGAAGACCTTGAACATAACCCAAAGAAACAAAGTGAAGTCTATTTTTGTTCAGTAAAAGTTGAGTACCAATCTCCCATGCTGCACCACTGTCTTTTGGACAAACAACAACCCAATCATTTTTGTCATTTCGGGCTGCTGCAACTGCCGCAGGGATTGTATCAAAAAGATTGTTTCTACCGATTTGGTCTTTAACTGTTGTGTAGTCTGAATCAGAAGGATCTTTAACAAACAAGACAGAACCAGTAGTTAATGGTCCGCCAGCGTTTTGAATATCGCTTAAAGGGTTAATTTTTTCTCCAACTAAACTAAAATAATTATCTTTCATATATCTCACCTACTTTCTCATTTCTTAAACCGAGCTTAAAAGCTCAAAGGGAGCATCAACCTCCGATTGCGGCCAGTTGATACTAGGACAGTCCTTTTCCCTCTCAACTTTTAAACTTCTTTTGTAAATATTTAATCATTACTGCGCGTTGCCTTGGTGTTATTCCTGCAACTGCACACAATTCACGCAAATCAAGCTTTCTATATTTTCTTCTTCTTGCGTTCGCCTGTTTTCGTCCCATCGAAATTTTGATCTCTCACAATATAACCATTTTTATCTAGCACTACCAACGGGTCTTCATGCTTACTTGCTTGATCTGTTAGTTGATCTAAATAGTGTTTACCGAAGTAACCCTTTAATTCTCCATCTATATGCGCACGAGGGGAGAGATTTCTAAACTTCTCGCTGGTAATAAAATAGGATACCGCATCAGCACGCTCTCCCATTTTATCTTCCCACTCACGTAACTTTTTCTTCCTGTTCTCAATGTTGTTTTTCATCACAGATTGAATAATTCGCTTATTTCTTTCAGGATTAAAGTCTGGATTTCCATCAGGAATAACGGGTAGAAAAGACCCGTCATCTAATCGTTGATTTGCATTTGTCAGATCATCATTCATGCGAGTGGGGCGGGAATCGAACCCGCCCTATTACACCATCACTCGTTTCGATTAACCTTTCTTCTGGGTTAATCTAAAGTTCGCAGCTGGCTTGTTGCAGAACAAATTAATAAACCAGTACATAGTTGCCTGATAACTAATTTTGTTTGCAATAGGAAGCATTGAAGTAGAACTTGCTCCTTGGATCCAACCCATGTCAGAAACCTGACAGATTGTCCAAGTGTTCATGTTCATACCAACTACTTCACCATCTGGGACATCAAAGTCCAAAACAATTGCCACTGGTCCACGACCTGCATGGAAAGAAAGTCCTTCCCAACCTCCGCCAAGATCTAGGGTGTTTACCTCTCTTCGCATTGCTTGGAGAAGATCACCATATTTTTGGTAAAGAGTTGTGTTCATGAAGATCAAGAACAAGTCACTTCGGCTAGAGTATTCCTGTGCAGCAGTGTACTTTTCAGTAATGTGCTTCAAGGTTAATACTGCGCTTTCAGTTCCTATCTGAGGTATCCAGCTTGGAGTGCTTCGAGCCAAACCCGCATACAAATTAGTCCCTGTTCGGGAATCAAGTGCACGACGAGCACCTTGAATTTCAGCAGTTCCTGCTCCTTCACCATCAGCATCAACAATATAAAGCGCGTCATTAGCAGCAATTGCTGCAGCACCAGTAAGTTGAATACTTGTTCCTGTAACAGCAGAAATAGTGCCATGAACCGCACCGCCAGTGCCAATTCCTACGTGTTGTCCTGCTACAAAGTACTTAACAGGAGAAATGTCGTTATTGACAGTTCCGTAGTAATCGACTGGACGACCATCATCTAAGCTTGAGTTTGGATAAATCACTGAAGCTTCAGTTCCAGAAACAGAACCTAATACTTGAGCTACAACTCCAAAACCGTCTGAGAATGCTTGACGATTGACTGCACGCGCAAAATCAGTTGATAAATCTTTTGCCTGACCAATAAGTTCGTTTCTGACTGCTCCACGTCTGTTTTTGGTAGCATCAATAGCCATTTGAGTGATGTTAAACACACCAGTCATTATTTTGGCATCAACGCTTGCCTGTGCAGTTGTGGATTTACCAGTTACGGTTGTATTGTCGTCATTAGCAAGATTAGTAACACCTGAGTGTCTGCCTGTACGCATCGTTTGATAGAAAGTTTTGTTGAAAAACTCCATACCAGCATTTTTCTTCAATTTGTCGAAGAAGATGGTTTCTTGTGGAAGATTATCTTGAACAAATGGAGCAATAACCTTTTGCAAGGTATTGTTAATATTCAAGCCATCGGTATCTAAAACATTTACGCTCATTTTATTCACCCCCTAACTTATTAAAAATTAGAGCTCACCTGCCAATGCTTTGTCTGCCAACTCCTCTATATTATCGGCAGTCACTTTCGTGGGCTGTGGCATTCTGGCACTTTGGCCACCACTAGTTTGGGTATACATACCCATTCTTCCTTCGTTTACTTTACTTTTCTCCCACTCAGCAAGTCTGGTTGGAAACATATCGCGGTATGCTTGGTCCATGCTTTTGCCACTGCGTTGCATCTCCATTACTAACTCTTGTGGTGTGACTTCGGGTTTCCCTTCATCTCGCACTCGTTGAACGTATTGTTGAGCATCGCGGGCAATCATATATCCTTCGATTTGTTCTTCCATCAATTCTGGAATCGAATCTTTTGATACATAACCCCAGTCGTTCAAGATTTGTTGTCCTAAACGTCGTTGTTCATCAGGAGAGAGTTGTCCTCCCTGACCAACACGATTTTGCATCGATTGAGCTTCTTGCTCTTGCATTCTCTTTTCATAATCAGAAAGCTTTTGAGTAGCTTGGGTATAAGCTGGCATCAGATTATCAAGCTTCGTGTTGTAACGAGACTCAAAATCTTCAACATTCTTTCCCATTCCAACGTAGCGTTCTAATTCTTCTTGAGAATAGTCGTTGCTTCCAATTGTGACTTTTGCAGGTGCTTCATTTTGCGGTTCAACTGGCTCCTGTGGAGTTTCAGTCGTAGTCGCAAAAAAATCGTTCTTTGGTTTTAGATTATTGATAGTAATTCACCTCCCTTCGTTGTCTGAATAATTCTTTTAGATCAGTTTCGAAAGTTTTGCAAATTACTTTCGACCTGCATCGTTAAAAGGATCAGGTACGCAAGGTTCGGAACATTGCCATCAAAAAAACCGCAGTTACGCGGCTTCTAAATGTCCGAACTGTTAACTTTTGTTAACTAGATATAATACTAGTCAAACCTGTGAGTCTTGTCAATGGAAGTTATCCCAACGCTTCAATATCCTTTTCAACCTCCTGTAATTCCTTTAGTGTAGACTTCAACTCTGCAATTCGTTTTGCTACTTCCACAGGATTAAGCGGAATCAACTGTTGTGGCTGTTGTTCTCCCGTATCAGGATCAAAACTCGTTGATTCAACAAAATATTTGTCTGAAACTTTGACAATCTTGATAAGCCCTTTTGATTTTTTGCTTCTATATACTTTGTCTAACATAAATTCACCTCCTAAGCTAAAATGTAAAACGGTACAAAATAAGCCTGATCTGTAATTGGATCACTTGCATCATCATCTTGTACAAAGATCTTAAAAAAACCTTGGCGTGTAGCAGTTACCACATCATTTTCCTTAACTAATGACTGAGTAAGTGTAGCATCTTCAGAAGAGCCAATAAAACGAATGAACTCTTCACTGACATCTGCCTGATCAAGTGTTAATACTGGAACAGCAGCTGTGGTACTTGATTGATCAACATGAAATTTAGCTAAGGGTGCAGCTATGCCAACACCAGCTCTGTCGGTTGATCCGTCTGTTCTAAAAAGACTAGTATCATTATCTCCTTCAACTCGAAAATCAACGTCAATACCGGCATCATTAACTACTACTTCGTCAGGAGTAGAGGTAGGGAGAATAGAAAACAAGTTGTTCCCAAATATGACATCTTGGAATCGCCAGTTGCCATACGCATCAGCATTGTGTCCTGTAGAATCAAATTTTAAATAAAAACGCTGCGTACCGCCAAAATCAGCTGATGAGAAAATAGAAACAAATAGTGGTTTACCTGCACCGTCAAGGTCAAGATCAGAACCACTTGTTTTGAAACGATAGCCTTTTGTCGTTGCACTGGCCGAATCGTCAACTCGAAAATTGCCAATAACTTCAAACGTTTCGCGTGGTGTAGCTGTAGCTATACCAACTCTATTTGCTCCTGCATCAGTAAATAAAAGATTAACTGAACTTGTGCCCTCAAAGCGAAAATCTACATCAGCTGCAGACTCGTTAAATACTGTAGGACCAATAACAGTATCTACATAGAGATTACGCCAAAAAAGCGGTCCTGTTGCTCCTAAATCAATTACGGAATCTGTACTGGGAATAAGGGAAGCATTAATAGAAGTAGTAAAGAGATTAGATAAACTTCTATTCGCTCCTGATGCTGGGAATTTGGTAATTTTAGGCATTATTAGGTAAGTGCAACTTTGTAAACCTTTTGTCCTGTAGTTCCAGCAACAGCAAAGAGTGCATTAGTTGTATCATCATAATCCATTGCCAGTGCTTCACCTGGATCAAGCCTTGTTATTGCATTTGCTCCCGCTTGAGTAATACTTACAGGCCCTACATAAACCATCGTTCCATTATTGTGATCTGCAGTTACCATTACTGCCTTAGGAGTACCAGTGAATGTAAGTTCAACTGGTGCTGTGCCAACCGCTACTGTTCCACCGTTAAATCCATTAGGAACATATGGAAAATTAGTTACACTTCCTGCATTTCCTCCTAAGCTATAAACATGGACTGCGTTGCTTCCTGCAACTGATTCACTTGTAATAACTCGTGATTCGTTGGTTAAGTTATTTGTTCCTGAAGCACCCAGTAGAGATGGATTTTGATTGTGATCAACTACAGCAGGTTGTGAAGCCATATTACACCTTCACTTTCTCGTTAGTTACTTTGATGTTTTTAGCCATTTCCTTTAATTGTTGTTTTGGCTGCTTGGGACTTTCTTTCGGAGGTGCTATTGGCTCTTCTGGTTTTTTGGAAATAAGTATCATGCGTCGTGAGTTACCACCTTCAACGTTTTTAACTATCTGCATATCCATGCCTTCTTCATTCAAAAAGCGTTTCATGGAGATTTCAAACTCTGGCAACGAAGCCCAAGTGTCACGAGGATCAAATACGAAGATATACTCTATTAATGCGTATTCCATTCATTTAAATTTCTTTTTGGCTACTTCAAACTTCTCATTAAGATTCTTCATGAATTCATCAGGGCGTGACAAGATTCTCAACGCGTTTTTAACTACCCCGTCTTTTCGCACACTAGTTGAGAGATCACCAAAAACATGATTAAACATCTTGGCTCGTTTTTGATCAGCCTTGTAGTATTGTTCTACTTCTTTTTGATTTGCGTGTGAATCAAATCTAGTATTAGTTGCCATATTATCTACCTAATTCTTTTTGTGCTGCAGCAAAAGCTTTGTTTCGTGCGTTAATACCTGTTCCAATAGTTCTTCCGTGTGAAGTCACACCGCGATTAAGACGATTTAGAGCAAGTAACGCTTGTTGAAACGCATTTGGAGAATGCTTCCTTCTGGCTTCTTCAAGCCCCATTCTCTGACCGTTAATTGTGACATATGGTTGTCCTCCTGTTGGCATATTATTTGGTTACTTTATTGGATCTTTCACCGTCTAAGTTTTGCATATCTTGCGTCACTTCTGCAACACCTAATTTAGTAGTATCAACTGCTTCTTTCTGTCTAATATCTTGTGTTTCCTGAGTGAATTCAGCCATAGCAAGCTTGACTAATGCTTTAAGCTTTTCTTCATCGGCTGGCTGTTGTTGTTGTGCCTGTGCTGCTTTTACCGAATCCATAATGTCACTAATTGATCCAAACTGGAAGATTTCAAGTAACTCATGCAAAAAGAGCTGTATGGTCTGTGGTGCAATCATACCTACTTCCGCTAGTTGCAGCATGTAGTTCGCCATCTGAATGGCTCTATCAATCTGGCCTTGTCTGGTAAAGCCAAGACCACTTTCAACTTCAATCTCCACCTTGAGATCCTTTTTGATTATTGCAACATCTTTAGAGTCCACAGGGGTAAGTTCGAGCTCTTTTCTTCTATCCACTCCAGCTTGGCCAATAACACTAAAGTAATTAGGTTCGCCTTTATCCAAAAAGAACACTGTTTGTGGATTGTAGAAGTGATCAGATGCAATATTGATAAACTTTTCAGTTATGCGTTTTACGGTAGATTTAAGTTGTCTTTGCACAATTACAAGATTTGCAAATTCACTTTCTTTAAGTGATTCAATGGCACTACCGCTTCGTACTCCTGCTGGCAATTTGTTGAGCGCAGTAGTCGTTACGCCTCCTTCTTCAATATTTGAGCCTAACCATTCCATAAAAGCAAAGACATGTTGCGGAATGGCAGTAAGGTTTGCTTGAACGGGTGGCGTACCTTTGTATTCCAATTGCTGCCCACCAGGAATATTAGTTACTTTTAAGTTATTACCCATTCCTTGTTGTTTAAGCCACACACCAACCGTCATTGCATTGGTAAATTTCTCTACTCGTGAACTAATTAAGTCAAGTGACTTGTTGGCAGGAATAAGCCTATTCATATAAGGAGTTTGATACAGTGGCCCTGGTTCAAACCTAAAATCAACAAATGGGTATGAATCAGTTACTAGATATTCATCTCGAAGAGGTGTCACCGCGTTGTCACTCGTAAACACATGTCTAATAACAATGTCGCCCTCTTTTCTGTCTTGCATCACCCTGTCGCTATTTCCCTGTCTTGCAATACGTGCAACATTATCAGCATTCAAATACTCTTTAATAAACGCTTCATGAATCATTACAGTAGCTGCATTTTGATTATTTTGTTCTTTGCCATAGCGACGCAAGTTATATGCTTCCTTAAGCATTGACGAAGCTACTTTGTTGTCTGGTAGCAAACGCATTCTAGATTCTAAATCAAAATGTTCATTCGCTTTAATCGCGGGAAGAAGTTGTGGAGTAGACTTAACAATAAATGGCAGATCTTCTGTTTCTGAATACATACCCAAAACCTTAATATCAAATGCGTCAAACACCTGAGTTCTAATCCTTTCTTGTACATGATCAGGCCATACTTGAACCCATGAAATCCCTTCACGAAGCGTTAAGATCACCATATTGGTTAGCTTCATGAGTAGTTCCTGATCAGTCCATTCTTCCCTAATCCAATGATCAATACGCTTTGCAGTGAGCTTGGCTTGTTCTTTGGCTTGCATAAATTGCTGCACATCACCTTGGTTTTCCATCAATATCTTCTCTGGATAGACAACTGGTGTTGGATCATTGCTCATTAACAGATTTGCTACTCCTCTTACTTGTCTAGTTGCTTTTGGAATGGCTCTCACTGCACCGTCTAAACCTAAGGCACGAGGAGAAAGATTAACAATCTTATTTACCGTTCTATCTACATATCTGAAGTGAAAACCATCATCAAAGAAACGGTTGTCGTACCAATTACGTTCAAAACCAGCACGCATGTCATCAACTGCACGAATCATGCCATCAACTCTTGACGTGATTTCTGTCTGTGGGACCGCTGAAGTATCAAAGTCTTGGTTATTCTTTGGAGGAATGCTGAATGGTATTTTAGGCAGTATGGCCATATTACGCGTTTTCGTTTACATCATTTGTTTCCATTTCAATATATTCTTTGTCAGTTAAGTTATCAGGATCCTCATAGTTATCACCCAATGTTGGTGTAGGCTCTTCCTGTTTAGCCTTATCAATCCACTCAAGGTTAGCCATTTCTTGATGATCTTTAGCAAGTATTGCATTAAGCATTTTTGATCTCTCTTTCCTGTCTTCTCGATCGCGAAAATAGAGATAGCCTAAAAAGGATCCAATAACTACAGCTAGTATGATTAGTAAAACAACTTCCATGTTAATTAACTAAGTGTCTCATCTTCCAGTATTTATCAAAGTTGTTGGGTATTCGCCATGTACCATACTCAACATTTACCTGATCTGGATACTGCAAGAATCCATAATCGTTTTTGTATAGCTTAATGATAATAGGTACGCCTTCAAATTCAAATGATATTTTGTCATTCTCCTCTACTACATTGCGTGACAACATTTGCTTAAACGTATCTTTCCTGTCTTCCATGAACTCTAGCTTTTTAACTCCAACTACAACCTTTTTAGCATTGAGCTGAACACCATTTCTTAAACAGTACGCCACGTCTCCTAAAACTATAAATGGTGTTGACACCCGCTCTAATGCATTCTCTACATAAAATAGTGCCAAGCGGAGCTGATCAGGATTAAAGTCAACCGTTTTCTGGGTAGTCTTCATAGTCGTATTGATCCCATGTTTCTTCAAGGTGTTTTGCTTGTGCCTGGAAGATTTGACTGAGCTCACTCCGTTGCCTTGGCTCTCCAACCTTGGTGGTGTCATACATAGAGTGTATAGCAAGTGCATGAGCCATTACAATATCATCATTAAGCCCTGTTGGTGCTTCATAAAGCATTCTGCCACTGCGAGATACTTCATAGGTAAAAGAAGAAAATTCGTTTATAGATTCTGTAATGGGTAAGATCTTGAATCGTTTTAAGTCGTTCCACAATACGAGTTTTTCTATTAACTGCTTTTTAATTTCATTAGTAAACTTAATAGGCACAACTGGTACACCGTCTGCTGCTAATTCATCATTTACTGGGTCTCCTACTCCTGTTGCATCAAGATAAACTAGTGCACTATTGAAATGTTTACTAATTTCTCTAATCTTTTTTCTTTGAAACACCCAGTCGTAGTTTTTAAATCTGTCTTGATATACCTGCTCGTGAGTTGCAACGTCATATACAACGATAACCGTGAAATCCTGGTACTTGGCTAAATCCACTCCCATAACATAGTCATGCCCTGACTTAGGCCGTTGGAAATGCGCTGTTGCAATATATTGAATATTTCTAAAGACCACTCCTGCGTCGTCAACAAACTCTGCGTAAATCTCCTGTTTGATTACCGCTTCAGGCATCTTTTTCATATCTTCTTGGACTATTTCTTTAGGTAAATATGGATTATCAAATGACGAAAAGTGAAAGCTTTTGTAGTCTGGTTCGTCTTCACTTAAACCATACTGGTATAGTTGGTAAAATACACCTCTCCCTTTTGGAGTACCACCAATAACAACACTGGGTTTGAAGTCCCAAAGCATTGGCCGCACCGCGTTATTCCACAAATATTCGTCTCGTAAAATAATACCTGCTTCGTTTAGAAACACTTTGTCATAGCCAAAGCCTTCAATATTCTCTGGTTTATCAACAGACCGAAAGTCAATAAATCTACCGTTTATTTCTAAAATTTTTTGTTGTTTGCGCCATTTATACATCGAAGAAGGGAGTTTAGTAAGGGCAGGCATGAAGTAGCGTTCAACATATCGTTCAATATTGGAGTTAATCGTATCTACCCATAATCCCTGTTTAAACTTCTTTTGGAGCGCACTTAGTATAAAGTCGTGTGCTGCACCTCTGGTTAAACCAAAACGTCTACCCTTAGCAATGATTTTATAGCGCGTGGGATCATCAAAGATAGCTTGTTGGGCTGCGAAGTTAAGAATGGGTAGTTCAATCGTCTGTGACATTGCGAGGTGATACTAGTTTAACTTCTAGTGTATCACCGTCTTTGCCTGTTAATTCCTGTCTAATCGTTTCTCGCATTCCGTGGTTGTGTTCTAACATTAATTTGATAATAGTTGCATTTACTTCTTTACCACCGTAAATACCATCATCTATCAATCTTTCAGCCTGTTTTACGAGTATTTTTTTCAAAGAGTCGGAAAATTCAGGATATTTCTTTGCCCATTCGTAGAGTGTGTCTTTGTGAACGTCCAAAAAAATAGCAAAGCTTTCAATCTTAGGAAGATGCATATTTTCGCGTGTAGCATTCGCTAAGTATTGATCTACTTTTTCAACAAAAGAAGGATCATATTTAGTAGGTCTAGCCATACTTTAAATATAACACAGTAAGCAACTATAAATTAAGTCTCGTTCCAAACAATCCTAAACTACTTACTAACCAGAGAATTGCAATGATTGCAACAATAACCAAGATTATTTGTCTAATAGGTTCAGGCAGTGTTAGAAGACCGATAAACCAATGTACTGCCCAAACAACAAGACCTGCAACGAGTAGGTAGAGTAAAAAACTAACAATTCCTTCTAACATATTCTCACCTCCATTTAGTTAATAATATTCTAACAATTGTAAATATTTGGTACGAATTTATGCTTTAACTTGGCCTGGCTTCTTGTTTAGTGGCATTAGTGAGCCTTCAGGAATAATTACAGGAGTCATTAAGCCATGCATTAAATAGGGACTTGATTTGAGAAGTTTTGCCGCTACTTCATACCATTTGGTCTTAAGTGCTATCTTTTCTGCAATAGGAGCTTTATCACCGAGAAGTTTTAATGCAGTATTAATGTTTTTTAAATCAAGCAGAGTAGATGGATTTAATGATGGCGGTACTGGATTCATTGATTAATGATATACATAACTATTCTCTCAAGTCTATAACTACTTTTCCTTGCCCTTTACAATAAGTACACTTTCTCGTTTCGTTAGGAAAAACTCTACGGTATCCTGTACCTAAACAGCGAGCACATAACTGAGTCGTTCCGTTTAAATAAGATAGATCAATAATATCTCCATAGCGATCTTTTATTTTTTTCACAGGCAGTTAGCGTTTCAAATTAATATATTTAGGCACTGGTGTAGTAACGCACCAATTAACTATATATTTCATGTCAGATTTAGTCATTGGCCAATACGGTTGAATATTAGGAAATACCTCCATTAACTTTTTGTCATCGCCTGCAAAATGAGAAAAGCCGTCGTGTTCATAATCTTGATCTCTGCCTGAAGCAATCAAATTTACTGGTACTTGTTCGTGGTTTATATAATTTCTAATACCTTCGGCTCCGCGAAAAAGTAAAAATGGCGTAATTGAATATACAAAAGGAACTTTACCTTCTTCTGCCATACCAACTGCGGTTGTTACTGCTAGTAGTTCACTCGCTCCCACATTAAAGTATTGATCTGGAATATTGTCACGGATTTTATCGAACATACCATAGCCTAAGTCCGCAGTTATCAACACCACATCTGGATTATCTACCATTGCATTATGAAGTTCATATGCAAAATAACCTCTGATGCTTTCGTGTCGTTCTTCAGGTTGTAATCTTTCCATAGTGTGCTTTTAAGCCTTCATTACCATTAAAGTTAGTTTGCGTTCGTATTATTCTCACATCAAGACAAAAGGCATGGAGTCTTTGCTCTAGTGTATCAGTATTAATTTCTCCATATGCACCATAACCATTTGCCGATACTACTACCTTGAGATTATCCAACTTTAAATCTGCTTTGTTTCTTAATATCTCCCACCAAATACCTTCTGCTAATGCACCGTCACTAGTAACACACCAGACATTTCTATCTCTATTGGCTAGTGCTCTACCAAAAGCTACTCCTGCTGCCAATCCCAAACTTCCCCCTGATACTTCAATATCATGTTCCCTGTCTTTGTGTTGATGCGTACCATGTTCTTTATGAA